AAAGGTTAGGACAGCAACGGTATCTACCTTTGCTCACTCCGCTGCCTTAAGTCCGTACGGGCACAGCCTTTTAAAGGCTATGTCTTGTATGCCTACTCTTAGAGCAGGCATCAAGAAAGCACGCGACGGCTGGCAAGTCTATAAGGAGATAGACTACCATCGGAACTTTGATTCAAGGGCTAAGCCCATGGGTCTCAGTACCGATCTGGAAACCGCAACAGACTACTTGAACTGGTACTTAGTATCAGATATTCTCGAAGTCTGGAATCGCCAACTTCAAATGCCGAAGTGGTATGGTGACTTAGTCATCAAACTACTAGCCGGCCCCAGAAGTTACATTCATAAGAATGAGATCAAGCAAACTCTAAGAGCTTGTTTGATGGGCGACCCCGGTACCAAAGGTGTTCTATCCTCAATAGGACTATTCCTTATCGACCAAGTTCACTACTTGAGAGTTAAGGGAGATGACATGGTCGGTCTTGATTCAGTTAAACTGAATCTCGAGAGTCTTTTAAAGACCCTCAACGACCTTGATGTCAAAATCAGTGTCTTAGACACTTTTATCTCCAAAGACTTCTTCAAGTATTGTGAAGAGTTAGTCAGGATCCCGAAAGCGGTCAACAGTACATGGTCATATGTAAAGAACACTAAGTGCTTTTCACGTATGACGTACGTTGACTTCATTCGGCTTAGGTGTATCTTAGATACACGACCCGAAATTAACTCTTCGGAAGTCGAAGCCCAAGGGAAAATAGACCTTTTGGGTAAGGATTGGAGTTATTTGGGCCCTCAGGGCCCTCATAATCTCTTCTCCTTCGCCTCTTTCCTGCAGGACGTGAGTCTAAGACTACACGAGTCTGATCATATCGTATATATGCCTAAGGCACTATGCGGTTCAGGAAAGAGATACCCCTTCAAAATTGGCAATTGCATTAATTTCGAAGCACAGCGGAACAAATCCACTAAGTGGATCTGTTTAATCAATTGGTTAAACCAATCGAGAAAATCACCATCACAGGTAACTAAGTTACATGGGATAGTCCGCCGTTTCGAAAGGCACAGCTTAGCTGAGCCCTTTAATGTAACCACCGATTTGGCCAAACTCCTTCCGTATAGGGAACATAAAATCATCTTAGATGACTTTCAAGAGTCTATTAGTAAGGTTCTAAGAACCTTGCGAGACTATGTCGCCCCTGCGGAGGAGTTACTTGGAAAAATCCTTTCGATTGAATACGAAAGATATCTGTTAGGGCTAAGCCCCTTACCGGTGGTTGAACCACTATCATTCGAAACAATCGAAATTCCAATTGGTGTGGAACTCATCAATACCAACGACCTCTTAGAGGTCGAAGAGTGTTGGCGAGATCGTCCATTCGAATTCGACAATTTCAAGTCCGAATATTACCATCGCTTAGCGATAGAAGAACTCGG